CTTCCTGATTCTCTCTGAATCCTCTTTGCTGGACGAATACTTCCTGAACAGCATCAGGATCTGAGTAGCTTTCATCAGTTGGGCCGAACGTGATGGATGAGAATTGACCACGACGTGCCTGCTTACCGGTTATAGTAGTGAACCCTTTGTGTTCAACTTGGCCGTAAATGGTATTTGAATCTGGAGCTGTTATCACCTCAAAAAATACTGACCCGTAACTAAAGAAATCACCCTCTAATATTGTGATGCCCTTGTCTAAAAGATCTCTCTCCTGTGCATATACCTCGATTGTATAGAACTCTTCACTTCCAAATATATTTGCTCTAAGCTCTTGTGGCTCATATTTCACTAGAGCATTTATCTCTATTGGGTTTTCAAAAACCTTGTCTATTGCTTCCTCATATACATCATGCACTTTTGATTTCACTTCTGATATTGGGAAATAATAGATTTTTTGGCCTACGACATCTTTTACAAGCTCTTTTGCTATATCGTTTATAAAATTTATTTCCCTAGGCGTTATAAAAAGTCTTGACATTTATTATCCCATGAAGATCGACCAGCCGTTAGGCATGGGAACATATTTTAATTGTTTATTAACAGATTCAGCTCGTGCAGCCGCATTTTCTAAAAGCTTATCATATGTCATTGTCTCAAGCATTTCTTTTAGCTGAGTCTTTAGGTTAGTTTTATCTTCCCTGCCCTTTGTAACAAGATCAGATCCGTTTAATGTTAAGTCAGAACCCGGAATAGGAACAGATCCAAATTTTGATCTAATTAATCCAAGCATCTCCATGCTCACAGCTAGGGAATACTGTCTTATCCACTGTCTTCCAATGCTATTAATATTTTTATATTCAAGATTTCCAAAAGGAATGTCAGATAGATTAGACACTCCTTTTATAGTGTCATCTTGGTATGCCGGATCTAGGGGATTAGAGAAAAACTTGACTCTTAAAAATAGCTTCTGGGGAGTGACATCTGTAGGTGCAGGAAAGATTCTTATATGTGTTCCTACTATCTTGTAAGAGTAGTTTGATCTTCTTACTCTATTTGAAATATCAAGCTGTCCTGCTCTTAGTATATCTTCAAAAACTGGAAGAACGTAAAAAATAGTTTCAGGCGTAAATGATTCAAAGCTAAACTCATTGTTAAGATAGTTTATAGCTGAAGTTGTATCAAAAAACCTATATGCAGCCTGAGGAGAGAAGTGAAAGACCTCACTAATCTGTAGTTTTGTTCTGAGCGGATTTAAACTTGATGAAAATACAAGATTTCCACTACCATCTCTAAGATCCTTATAAATATCATAATCTTGTTTACTTTGTGTGAGATTAATTGATCCTGATATCATGTTATATGATCCACCAATGCCAGCCTCTGAAGCATATGGCTCAGCCACTCTTGTTAAAAAGTCAAGATTTTCCCTAGGATATTTTCCCTCTGATCCCGAAATTGCTCCATCTGACCCAGTCGTTGGCATTCCAAGAAACTGGACCATCTGCGACTTTGCTTGATACTGGTTTAATATTGATCCAAACTCTAGTGCAGACTCCTCTAAGCTGGCCCAAATTTGCTTATTTGTTAGCTCAACACTAAGGACATCGTCTCCCAGTTTTCTCTTGATAAATGTGACAACATGATTGGCCTCAAGTTTAAAATCAGCATCATTATCAAAAAATCCAAACGGTGTTGGGCTTGTTGTATTGGAAAATGTCGCCACCTGTATCTCCTAAGATCACACTCTTAATCATAAATATTCGTTAATTCATCACTTTCTCACTCTCTATTGTGTGAAAAAATAGACAAGTTTCACATAATAGCATTATGTGTTATCACGCATCGCAGGGTTGATATTAAATTAAGATTTTTTTTTACTATAACAAATTATCATAAAAAATATGCAAAAAAAGAGGCGCCCGATGAAGGGCGCCTCAGTTATCCACTAACCTTTGGACTAGATTACATTCATATCCATGACTGTAACTGTTCCGTAGAAGTCAGCGCGAACCATTCTCTTCCCGTAGCGGGTCATCACGCCCTTACGGGGTGTGAAGTCTTCGGGAGCGAAGATGGTTGGCGTAACAATCAACGGGACATAGGGTGCGTATACGTACCCAGTCTCAAGATAACTTCCGCCCTTATAACCGACGAGGATCTTGTTCCGCGGGAAGTAAGGATCCTTGTAGACCGTAAAACGGTTGCTAATTGTTCCAACAGGGGTTGCACCGAGAGTGAATGGATTACCCATCTGTCCCTGCCCATCCATGCTGATGTTTGGCTTGTAAAGCACCGAAGCTTCAAAGATTGTAGAAACCTCAGGTGACGTCACAACGAAGTTAGCAGAGCCACGTAGAGTCTTACGATGAATCTGGTTTGCGACATCTATGATGGTCTCTACCAGAGTCTCATACCACTCGCGAACTGTACCGGTGAACTGAGGTCCTGTTGCTAACGTAGACGCCTTCTGCTGAACAGCGCCAGAAGTCTTGTTAACAAAGTTACCTGGCATTCTTGACCAGTAGTAGTTAGCACCACGAGCTTCAGTAAGAAGGTCATTAAGAATCTCACGATCGATTTCAAGAGCGATCTGCTCGGATAGGATCTGAGTAAGCTCGACCTCAGCGTCAAGGCTGTGGTAGGCGTTCAAATCCTGAGCGAGTTCTGGTGACCAACGAGCACGGAGCTTGCGTGTCTGAGCTGTTACAGCGATTGACTCAATCTTTATGTCAATTTCAGGAATGACTGGGTCTGGAGTTGTTCCAAAGTTAGACTCAAATGCTGGAATTGTCAACGTATCACCCGCACTTGAGTCAACGTTAAGGCTTGCACCAAGAACGTATGACGCTGTGAGGTTATGATCCGTAGTGCTTGGCTGCATCGCAGCATTTCCTAGCAGTGTTCCTGTGACAACCATTAGGATCGCGCCATTCGCAGTGTTTGTTGTAGCCAAAGGCTGTGGAGTGAATACTCCGCCCGTGTAGGTTCCAAGCTGCGTAAGACGACGAACGTTAACGAGGCCAGAGCCTCCCTGAAGAACGTTTGTCTCATTTATGGTAAGCTCGTGAAGACCAGCCGCTGCAACAACAGCTGCACCGCCGGTACCAGAGTTAGAATAGAGTCCAACACCCTTGATCTGCGAGAGATCAGAGTTAGCGGGCCACGCAGTAAGGTCAAATATGAGCGCCTGGAACTTACCAAGTGCAGCAGGAACAGTGCTAGAGAGGTTATCCTCAATAACATTTGTCATCTGTGGGTCAAACTGAAGAAGCTTTCCATCAGATCCTGTTGCCCATAGGTGAGTATTTGCAGTCAAAGTTGAATTACCATTATAAGCACCAGATGCGATAAGCGTCAGGTTTGTGCCTGTTGCCTTTGCGTGGACCTTAGAATAGGTTGATCCAACCAGGTCATACTGGCCACCAACAGCGAGAGATCCTGAGCGGACACCCTTACCTGTCGGAAGGTTGTAGATTGATTGGCCTCTAGTGAACTGTGATGCAGCCAAGGTTCCCGGAGCACCTGTGGTTGTGCTGGCGTCGCCACCAACACTGGATCCATATGTGTAGTCCAGATAGAAGAGCAGACCAGATGGAAGGCTCATAGGCTGAATTGAAACAAGTTCATTTGAAACAAGTCCGCCGAAGACTCGACGAACGATTGGGAAAGCGATGTTTGTAAAACCGCGGATGTCTCCAGAAGAAGTAAGGTTACCACCGCCTGTTGAGAGAGAGTTTTGCTCTCTCAGTAGCTGTGCAGCCTGATTCTCTAGAAGACGTGACATGGTCTCGCGTCCATGATCGTGAAGACCACGGAGAAGACCTGTTCTGGTCCACTTTTCTACAAGTCGCATACCCTCAGCACCCACGTTTCTTTCGCGAATGCCTTCGGTTAGCTGATTAAGTGTGAACGACTTAGACATTTTATCTCCTTTATATGATTGATTGTGCAGTTGTTCGTGTTATTCATTATTAATTCCTGCTAGCACCGCCCAACGATTAACCTCAGTTGAAGCATTGTCAGATGAAGATCTGCCTGCAACCCTTGAAGATGAACCGAGTGTGCGACGTGTCGCAGATTCTCTTAAGACTCCCCCATTACCCTTCGTAAAGGATTCTGTTAAAGTCCTATAAACTAACTTAACCTCTCTCAAGCTCTTAGCGTTGTCAATTGACTCAACGACAGTTCTCCTCTGAGAGGATGAAACGTCCTTGTTTTGCAAAAGCTTGTTAACGTAGAGAAGTTTTGCGTTAAACAGATTAAGATCTGTTAACTGCTCACGAAGTGTTTCAACTGCACTTCTGTATTCACTGAGCCTTCTACTGAGAGATCGATTTGTGCGTCTCTCTTTCTTTATAGCTTCAGAC